GTAGCCAATCTTAGGCTGGAAGGTGGTTGGGTCGATAGCACGTACCATCTGTAGAGGAACGTATGGGCAGTAGAACAGTCCAGCGTCATAAGGAGTTGTACCCTTATAACCGACAACCATCCAGTCTGCACCAGTTACCGAGTAAGGATCGACATAAACCTTGATGCGACCGAATAGGACACCTGCGAAGGTATTGCCCGTATCGTCAACAGCTAGGTTCGTGTTGTTGGTTAGTGCCGAGTTGTAGTCAAGTAGACCAGTCATTGCTAGGGCAGATGCAACGTCCGTTGAGACGATGATCATGTTACCCTTGCCGCGACGAGTGTCCTTGGCAATCTTGTTAGCAGCACGCTCTACAGCGAATAGTAGAGACTTGTACTTTTCAACCTGCCAACGACCAGTCGTATCCGTTGCGGACGATAGGTTGAAGGTTGGGTTTGCTACGCCAGTGATACCAACGTTTGCCGATGCGATAACTGTGCGAACAACTTCACGATTGATTTCTGCAAGGATTTCAGTCGATAGGATGTTCGATAGTTCCGTCTCAGCGTCAAGACCGTGAACAGCCTTAAGATCCTGAGCCAGTTCAAGCGTGTAAGCAGCTTGTAGGGCGCGGGTCTGTGCGGTTACGGCAACGCGGTCGATCTGGAAGCCCATGTATGCCATGGTAATATCTTCACCGTAAGCAGTGCTGAATGCATTACCAGTGTTAGATAGTGCAGCATTAGCAATGTTGACGGTTGACGATCCAACTCCACCACCGATGGCACCCATCGTTAGTTCGAAGTTAGCTGGCGTGTTACCCGAATAGGCAGTGTTAGCTTCGTTGTATAGAGCTTCCGAGCCACGTGCCGTTGCGGTTGCATAGGTTGACTTCATTGCGAAGATCAGACCTGTTGGACCAGTCATTGGCTGAACGCCGCAGATGTCATAAGCCATTAGGTTAGGAAGAGCACGACGTACTAGACCGATCAGAATTGGATCGAATCCAGCAACCGAACCCGTCGCAGTGCCTAGACCTGAGATACCTGCTGCGCCCATTGCGTTAGCTGGGGCTTCCCAAAGATTCTGCATAGCAGAAGCTTCTTGTCTTAGGGCAGTTTCCTGATTCTCCAGAACTAGGGCAGTAACAGCGCGCTTGTATGGGTCGCTGATCTTTGGGAGTTCTGGGTGATCAAGAACAGGAGCCCACTTCTTTGCATGTTGTTCGTTAAGATACATTTATATAATCTCCGTTCTAAAATTAATCACTTAGGTAGTGACTTTGTAATTGCCTTTACATAATAATCCATAACTGGGGAAACGTCTGCTACTTCTCCATTGTCTTCTGAAACAACAGCTTCAGTTGACTTCTTCACACTCACTGTCTTGCTTGGGAAGTAGTTCTCGCGAATTACTGCGAGTTTATCACTGTACTCACCCTCTGTGGTGAACTCCACGCCCTCTGCGAGCGATTTCATTTTGCCGATCTGAACTTCTGTCAGACCTTCGCAAATCTTTCTGATTGACTCATTCTTCAGAGACTCGTTCAGTGCCTTCTGAATCTCAGCTGTTGCAGCTGCTGACTCTTCAAGCTGTTGCTCTAGAGTTACAACTTGATCAGCCAGTTCTTCAGCAACCTGAATCTTCTCTTCTGGAATCTCAATGTAATGCTGTTCGAATAGACCCTTCAGACCAGTGATGAAGTCCTCTGCGATCTCTGAACGTAGTCCAGTATCAACAGCAAGAGTATTTTCCTTCATCCACTCTTCGACAACATAGTTTAGATATATGTCAACCTGCTCAGCTAGATTCTGACGAATGCCGTCAACTTCTTCTGAGATTGTTTCTTCGTTCTTGGCAACGATCTGCTCAACGATTGTGTTGACGCGGCTGCGAACAGCTGCTTCGAAAATCGTAGTAGCCTTGCCACGGAAATCTTCCGATAGCGACTCGCCGTTGAATAGAGCATCGACATCTTCCATGCAGCTGCCCATATTCTCGTCAACCATTTCCTTCACTGTCTTGCCTGGCATCTTTGCTCCTGGGACTACTGGTGCTGAACCAACACCTTCTGGCTTCTTAGGATAAGGAGCCTTTGTCTTGTTTAGTTCTGGGGTTAGACCAGTTAGACCTTGCTCTTCAAGTTCAACGTCCTCAACCTTAATGTCTGGGGATAGATAATTCTTTGTCGCTCTATTTATGCCTTGGCTGCGCTTTCCGATTTTACGATCTGTGACGTTTGAGGCAGTGTAACTTTGTTTACTCTGTTGAGCAGATTTGGTTCTGAGCGAACCCATGTCATCAGCCGCCTTGTCAATATATCTTTTTGCTAGAGCGACGCTAACTTCATCAAGCTGCTCTTCTTCTTCTTCAAGAGCCTGTTCAGCAAGTTCTGCTAGTTCTTCTTCTGTTAGGGAATCAAGGTAAGCATCAATCTCTTCTTCGGTTAGTTCTGCTTCTTCCTTGATCTTCTTGGTGTTGGCATCAATCTCGATATTATCGGTATTGCCGTCCTGATCCGCACCTGGAGCAGACTTCATACCATCTACTGAATTCTTTCCAACGCTACCGTCATCTCCTGGCTGACCGCCCTGACCCTCTGTTGAGTAGTCATCGACTGGTGTTGCGCCGCCGATATCCTGAGCAGAATTCTTCATAGCAGAAGCTTCTTGCTTGCCGGCAACTGAAGGCGTTGCTGCTCTAGGTGTTCCAGCTGCAGCCTTGCTGCCAGTGCCGACACCAATATCCGTAGCGGCAGTCTGTGGAGTCTGTCCACCTAGATCCTGACCGGATCCAAGCGTTGCTCCTGGTTGTCTTCCAGCCGATGACATCGATGCCTTCATGATTTCAGCGGCTGATTCTGCTAACGATTTGCTCATTTAAGTAACTCCCTTGAGAAGTAAATATATTTATAAAAATTAAAGCTTTGACAAGAAATTCTCAAAGATCTTCAATGAGATATCTTCAATCTGCTTGTTTCTTGCTGTTTTGATCTGATTGTAATAAGCATTGACATCCATTTCTTGGATAATGCCATTGTTCCAGACCCATTCCTTTCCTTCCATAATTCCCTGTACAAATGCACCTGGAGCGGAAGGATCTGCTACAATATCAGCCGCTGTGGCGATATAATAGTCATCTTGCACAACGTTCACTCCGTTGACTTCCTTGAGTGAACCCATGCCTCTTGATGAAACGCCTAGCTGTGCGCCACCTTCCATCAGAGACTTTGCAATCTTACCCATTGGGGTTTCTAGAATCTTAGCCTTACCAACAAATATATTACCTTCCTGCTTTAGTCCAGTAATAAGATGGCTGACGCGATCTAGATTAATGCTTGGAGAATCTGGATGTCCCAGCTCACCAAATGCACGATTCTTTGCAACATACTCATCGTTGTATCTTTTGACTTCGCTTTCCAGAACGTGCATAGGATACGAACGACCGTTGCGATTCTTAGTCTCGCCAACTAGGAATGGACCTGAGATGTAAAGAGACTTGACGCCGTTCTTTTCTTCGGTGATAAGCTTTACTTCAGTGATGTTTTCTGTGATAAGTTTCATTGGTTATAACCCTATTGATGCTCTCTTGCGCATTGATCTTCTTCTTTTCACAGCAGCACGTGCAGCCTTGGCTCTGATTTTGGTCTTTGCCTTTCTTGCGCCACGCTTGCGATCCATTCTCTCTTTTGACGACATGCGTGTCAGCTTACCGCCACGCAGCGTATACCCTTTGACGTTTGATACTTTCTTTTTACGCTGTATCTTACCGCCACGAACTCTGGCTCTGATGACTTTGATTCTAGCTTCATCTAGACTCAAGACATCATTTAATTCCTCACGAAATTCGCTCAGAGTTTTCATTTCTTCGCAGGCTTCGTTGGATTGATAGTGTATGAAGTATTCTTCTTGGCAAAGTCCAGAACCTTGTTTAGATGATCTGGGCTTCTCTTAACCATATCTGCTACGACTTTCTTATTCTTGTCATTAAGAGCATCGTGCACTACCATAATGTGCTTGGCTACTTCAGGATGTACTTTCATTTGAGATCCGTTCTCAAACTTGATAACCTGAGGCTCACCGTGTTCTGCTACACTCTTAATAACGTTGATGTTCTCTACAATAACTTCAACTCCTTCAGCAATACCAGGAACTGGCTGCTGCGGTTCGTTTGGAGTATAAGGAACAGAGAAAGTCGTACCTAGCTGATCATTGGTATAAAGAGCTACACGGCGACCGTCTGGGAAGATTCGAATACCCTTTCTCTTGAGCACAAGAACCATTGGAGGGTCTTTAGTGATAGCTTCTGAGATTACATCGTCGCGATTGATTTCAAAGCCAGCATTGATATTTCTACGAACAGCATTAAAAGATGGATTCGTAGCAAGTGCAGCATTGCTGACGTGAGTGTAATATCTAGTCAACACGCTTCTTTGATTCTTGGGTAGACGAGCAATATCGCCAACCTTAGCATGGTTGAACATTGCAAGCTTGAGCGACGGTAGCTCAGATGGCTTAAGCGCACCTGAGCGAACCATTGCAGCTAAACGCGATGCGTTACTCTGCGTCTGTTGTATCTTCGGAGCCTGCAAATTCTGCGTCGGATGTGTCCTCATCTGAGACTGCATCTGCATCAATTCCGTCAATGATTTCTTCTGGCTCATTAATAGACTCTTCTGGTGTAACTAGTGTGGATGCAATTTCAATCTTTCTAACATCTAACGCATCGCCAATCTTAGTTGTAAGTGCTGCATCAAACGAATTCTTGAATGCTTCTGCATCCCCAATAAGTGCTGCGTCAACAATTCCTAGTGTATTAGGTTCCATCATATCTCCAATTATTTATTCATCTCAGAATTAAACGAACTATTGAGATCATTACGAACTCCAGCGCCGCCAGCTGGTTGTTCTTGTTGACCTTCAGCAGCTGCTTGTTGTTTCATCTGCTGATTGATCAATTCCTCTTGAGCTGCGGCTTCTTCTTCCATCTGCTCTTCAATATCTTCAACTTCTTCTTCATTAAGATGAAGAACGTGCTTCTTGACCCAAGCTTGCGAATAGTATATGCCAACGAATGGCTGTACCTGATTCAACAGAGTCATTCTCGTTGAGATCAGTTCTGCTTCCTTCAGTTCAGCAAAGTTATTATCCTTCAGGAAGTCGTAGTGAATCTTTTCCTTAAGAATATGCCACTCTTCAGGTGAACAGATTCCCTTGAGGGATAGCTGGCGCTCCATGATCTCATCAAACAGCGTAGTGAACTTGACGCGAAGCTTATCAACAAACTTCATGAACTTCAGTTCGTCGCGAGTAATTTCGTTCGTGCGACCAAGAGAGAATCCAGTGGTTGATTCTAAGCGCGATACAGGAACGTTTAAAGACTTGTAAAGCTTCGATTCGAAATACTTAACATCAGCAAGTTCGCCAAGGTTTTGTCCTGGCGGCAGAGTGGTGATTTCCGTACTCTTACCTTCGCCGCGACGAGGAATCCAGAAGTCCTCCATCATCGACATAAACTTACGGTCATCCTTTACTTCACCCGTATTGCTATCATAAACTACCTTATTGCGGAACTTAGTCATGATATCGCGTAGATATTGTTCTGCCTTAACTTTAGGCATGTTACCTACATCGATATAGAATACACGACGTTCTGGTGCACGGGATAGTCTGTAGATAACAATAGCATCCTCAACCATTCTTAGCTGATTGAGCGGCTTGATTGCTTTGTGTAGATAGCCTAGAACATTAGGCTTTCTTGGATCCATTACGCCGGAATTAATATTGACAATAGCGTCTGGTGCAATCTTAACTGCTGCGTCTGTTGGAGACGTAACAAGCGTCTGTCCCTGAGTAGACGCCTTCTCATTGTAGATATAGAACTCTTGTGTGCCAGTGATAACATCGGCGCCAGTTCTAGGATCTTTTTGTTTGTTTGTGGCGCGAACCTTACGAATCTTTCTTGGATCAAGATAGAGTAGGGATTGTACGCCTAGCTTTGGTTGCTTCTGATCAATGATTACCTGGTAGAACAGGCGACCATCAACATACCAACGCTTGAAGATTTCTGTTCCTTGATTGTTGAAATCAAGGAGTTGTAGAACATTATCAAATTCTTCACGAATCATCTTCTTGATGTTTTCTGGTTGCTCAAGATCGTCCAGTATGATAGTTACTGAACGACCTGAGACGTCATGGACAACTGCTTCATTGACAATATCTTCTACAGCAGCCTCAATTTCTGGCTGCATCGCCATCTCACGATAGCGAGTGACCAGATCATATTCATTCTTAAAGCTTGCTTCTAGGTCTAGATATGTACCAAAGTAACCACCTGAAGTGACTGTAATAGCGCCGTCATCTTGTTGCGACGGCGCTATTTGAGGTTGAATAGTCTCATCAGGCTTTTCACGGGCAAGTTCCCAACCAAATAATTTAACAGCCATAAATTAGTCCAATAATAAAAATTAATACACGCTATCTTTAATCGATTCCCACCACTGATACTGTAGAGTAACAGTGAATTCTTCCATAGTGTCGTTGTTACCCCAATCTAGATCGATTGGTGCAATGTCAGATGGGAACAGACCAAAGAACTTGTAAGACTTGATTGAGTCTCCTGCCTTACCATAATGAGTTACCGATGCATCAGTGATGTACGAATTTGGATTCGTCAGATTGTTCTGTCTCAGATTGCCACGATGCGAATTGATGGCATTCATCCATCTTTCGAATGCGTTACGCACTGAGAAGTCTTCATCATTGATTACGGTAATGGTCCAATCTGGGAATGTTCTGTTACCAGCAAACTTTACCTCACGACCAAAGTACTGGACAGGAACGACACCAACGGTCGATCCTGGCAGTGATGCACTCTTACACATAAATCTAGTCTTGGTTGCAGCATTCCCTGGGGTTGAGAACCCAGGGAAGTTTAGCGTCACTTCGAACAGATTTGGGCGTGCGCCATCAAACTGCATCTGTGAACGAAATTGTGATACATTAAAAGCCATTGTTTTCTCCTGACTTCGTTATTCTATTTATTAGAATCTTCCGACAATCTCGTCAAACGAGACGCCAGAGCGAACAGCAACAAAGTTCAGCTGAATGAAGTTGACGCTTCTTGCTGGCTTGATGTAGATATCGCCCACAAACTGGTTGGAGTCGATAACTTCTGGTGTGTTGTTTGACTCATCGCAAACTACACGGAAGTCATAGATACCACGGCGACCCTGCACTTCTCTCAGGAATGGCTCAACTAGCGACACGAACTGAGCGCGTGTGAATTCATCGTTGAACTCAAACAGACTGGTACGAGCTGCGCGAGAAATTGCCTTCTCAAGAACAATGAACAGTCTGCGAACGTTGATGCGGTCGAATGCCGATGCGCGACCCTGAAGAGTCTTGTCACCGAATAGAACCGTACCTTCACCTGGGAACGAAACAACTGGGTTGATTCCGTTCTTGTACAGCGTGTCGCGATCAGTTTGGTTAGGATTGAACGATAGCTTGACCACGTTCTTGACCTGACCACGATTTAGACCAGCTGGCGAGAACCATGGATCTCTTTCGTTGTCTGTTCTTACGCATAGACCAGCAATATCAGCATTCAGAGGAATCCAACGATACTTGTCATTGTACTTATCGTACTGATACTTCCAACCG